ATGAAAAAAAATTAAAATTAATTTATGTTAACAAAATAGGTTATAATGCCAAAGGCGAAGGATTATATGAATTTATTTTTTCATTAGACCCTGAAAACATTGAAGTAGAAGATTGGTGTTGGGATTTATCACCTGCATGCGATAATGCATTACCTCCTACTGAAGAATATATTAATGGAATTTTTAATTTAAGAACAAATTCATTTGATTTATTTTGTCTACATGAAGCTGTTGATAGAGAATACATGCATGGATATCATACAATTCATGCATTAGCATATGAAATTGAAAGAGAAGATAGTGAAAACGCACCTTTTAGTGATTATGAAGCAATGTTTGAATCAAATAAAGATGATTTACCATTATTAGTATTTCATTATGGAATGTCACTTGAAAAAATAAAAAATTTATTAATTTCAAGAAATATTATTTTAAAAAATAATAATTTTGTTGAAACTTCTTCAATTGAATTATAGTATTTATAATTGCCTATCTTACCATATTAGGAAGAAAAGGTTTCGAGACTCGATATATCAAGAAATATACCGTGTCTTGCGGTTTTAATTTAAAGTTCATCTTACCATTCGGAAGAAGGAAATCGAAACACGATACATCATGAAATGTATCGTGTTTTGCTATTTTATGTTTATAAGTATTTATTATAAATATTTATAAATGAGTGACGAATTTAATATTGATTTAGATGCATCTTCTGAAATGGATGATGTAAATATGAATTTGAATTTAAATGATTCATCAAATAATGATGATTCTGAATATCCAGAACATGTTCCATTAATCCCTTATGACGTTCAGAGAGAACGAGAAAAAGAAGAAGCAAGAAAATTAGCAAAAAAATTAAGACAAGCTGGTAAATTTGAACCAGTAATTATTACTAAAACTCGTGGTGTACGAAAAGTTAGTGAATTAAATCTTATTGAACAAGAAGATGAAATTCTTCGTTGTGCAATGAATCCAGTATATTTCATTGAAACATATTTAACAATTTTTGACCAAACTCAAGGAGTTGCTGGTATGATTGTTCCATTTAAATTATTCGATTTTCAAAAGGATTTAATTAAATCATATCAAGAAAATAGATTTGTTGTAGCTAATAAATATCGACAAGCTGGTATTTCTACAACAACATGTGCGTATATCGCATGGTATGTTATGTTTAATAAAAATAGACAAGTAGCAATTGTTGCAGATAAACTTGAAACTGCAATGGGTGAATTAATGAGTGATGTTGTTGATTTTATTGAAAGTTGTCCATCTTGGTTGAGACCTAAAACTGGAAAAAATAGTGAGAAAAATTTAAAAGACACACAAAAATTAAAAATCTATGATAATGAATCTAAATTAGGTGCGTTTGCTTCTAAAAGTTTACGTGGTTATACCCCAACATTATTATTCTGGGATGAAACTGCTTGGGCAGAAAAAGGTGATAAGTTTTGGACAGCAGCCTTACCTTCTTTAGTTACAGGTGGACGTGCAATTATGGTTAGTACTCCATCAGGATTAGATGCCGTTTTTTATAAAACATTCGATGGTGCAAGAAAAGGTGAAAACAATTTTCATGCAGTAGAACTTTGGTGGTATAATGACCCAAGATATAATAAAGACCTTTATTGGGTAAAAAATAAAGGTAAAGAAAATCAAATAAAAATTGAAGATAATGGAAGGTCTAAAGAAGAAAGAGATAGATTAATTGAAGACGGATGGGAAGCAACTAATGAATGGTTTGATGAACAAGTACGAAATGCTAATGGTGACATGCGTAAAGTTGCGCAAGAATTATTATGTTCATTTTTAGGGTCAGGTGATAATTTTATTGCAGAAGAATATTTAAAACGAATTCAAGATAATGAAATATTACCACCAATACGTCAAGAATATCTTGATAATAATATGTGGATTTGGGAAGAACCTATTGCTGGCGAAACATATATAATGGCAATGGATGCTTCTCCGGGACATGGTGAAGATAATTCTACTCTTAATATGTTAAAAACTGTTGAAATTATCGAAGATAAAATTGTTAATAAAAATGGAAAAATAAAAAAAATAAAAATTAAACGACATAAAGTTGAACAAGTCGCAGAATATTATGGAAAAATTAGTCCGCAATTATTAGCCGAAATAGCCTATCAATATGGAAAAAGATATAATGATGCATATGCAGTAATTGATATTACTGGTGGACATGGTGTTCATACTGTAGAAAAATTACTTGAAATAGGTTATGAAAATGTTCATCATGCAGAAATAGCACATAAACCAACTAGAGATAGATTACAAGGTTATATTAAGAAAGGTCAAAAAGTAATGCCTGATGGTGCAGTATCTGTTGTTGATTTAATTCCCGGTTTTTATATCGGTAATAATCGTCCATCAATATTACTTGAAATGCAAAGAGCGATTCATTTAGAAGATGTTATAATTAGGTCTAACCGATTATTAAGTGAATTAAAAACATTTATTACCGTCCCCGGAAATCGTGTAGCTGACCATAAACGTACTTTTCATGATGATAGTATTATGGGATTAGCAGTTGGTTTATTTGTATTAAATTTTGATATGGCAAGATTTAAACAAAATAAAGGAATAAATGAAAAAATAATTAAAGGAATTTTAACTTTAAATGATATTGATGATATTGGAAAAAATTTAAATTCTAAAACTGGAAATACTAAATATATTAAAGATATGAATATAAAAAATAGACCTTTAACTTCACCAGATAGAATAAGTTCATTGAATCCATATGGTGGGAACGCATGGTTATTTAAAGGAATTAAAGGAACAAATAAAAGATAATTTGTATTTATATTTAAATGACTTTTTAAAAATATTAAAGTATTTATAAAAAAATATAAAAAATTATAAAAATGGCTGGCGAAAAAGAAAATAAAGGTACTATATACCAACAACTTAATAAAATGTTAAATCTTGATGGTTTTGGTTTCCAAGATTCATCAATAGTTGCACCTGTAACAACACCTAATCAATCCAAAATAATAATTAAGGGTAATACACCTGAAGAAATTCATAGAAAAGGATTAGAATTAGAACAAAAAAAAGAACTTCAAAATAAATTTTTTAGAACAACTGATAGAGGGTTTCAAAAAGCACTTCAATATGAAGCAGCCAGACTTCCAGCATATATTGATTATGAAGGAATGGAATATTATCCTATTATTTCAAGTGCATTAGATTTATTTATGGAAGAAGCTACTAGTATAGGATTAAATGGAAAAATGCTTAATATCTATTCGAATAAAGAAAGAATTAAAACATTATTAGATGAATTTTTTTATGATGTAGTAAATGTAAATGTTAATTTACCATTCTGGGTTAGAAATGTATGTAAATATGGAGATAATTTTGTCTTATTATATGGTGAAAGAAAAAAAGGAATTACCCATGTAAAACAATTAGTTAATTATGAAATTGAAAGATTTGAAAGAATACAAAACGGTAAACCATTAGTTAAATTCAAAGAAAGAATGACTGGTGATGAATTTAATGTTTTTGAAATTGCACACTTTAGATTATTAGGCGATGATAAATATTTACCATATGGCTCATCAATATTAAATAAAGTTCGTAGAGTTTTTCGTCAATTAGTAATGGCAGAAGATGCTATGTTAACATATAGAATTATCCGTGCTGGTGAGAAAAAGGTATTTAAAATTGATGTAGGTAATATTGATGAAGATGATATTGAAGAATATATTTATAAAGTAGCAACAACATTTAAAAAAACAGCACAAGTTCAACCAAATGATGGTCAAATTGATTATAGATTCAATATTTTAGGTAATGATGAAGATTATTTTTTACCTGTAAGAAATGCAAATACTCAAACAGGTATTGAAACATTACCCGGTGCACAAAATCTTGACCAAATTCATGATATTGAATATCTTAGGGATAATTTATTTGTTGGTCTTGGTGTTCCTAAACCATTTTTAAGTTTTCAAGATGGTGTTGGTGGTGGTAAGAATATGGCTCAATACGATATTAGATTTGCAAAAAAAGTTAATCGTATTCAACAAGCTATGATTCAAGAACTTAATAAAATGGCAATGGTTCATTTATATTTATTAGGTTATAGTGGAGAAGATTTAAATAGTTTTCAATTAACACTTACAAATCCAAGTACTCAACAAGAATTATTAAAATCAGAATTACTTCGTGACAAAGCACAAACATATACAGAATTAACACGTGCAGAAGGTGGTATTGCAGCAATGTCACATACTACTGCTAAACGATTGATATTTAATATGAGTGATAGAGAAATTGTGGAAGACCTTAAACAACAAAAAATGGAAAAGGTTGTAATGCAAGAATTACAAGATTCACCAGTAACAATAAAAAAATCTGGTTTATTTACAGATATAGATAAAAGGTTTGGTGAACCAATTGAAGATATGGCATTAACTGGTGAAACCCAAGGTGCATTACCACCAACAGGAGGTGCACCTGCTCCAACAGGTGGAGAAGGCGGTATGCCACCAGCAGGTGGTAATGAAGCTCCACCAATTGGAAACGCACCATTAGGTGGGGGTGCACCAACACCAGCACCGTTAGGTGAGCCAATGATGGAATCTAAAAATAAAAAAATGACTGATGAAGAGTATTTTAAACAAATTGAAAAATTAGTATATGGGAGTTCACATGAACCAGAAATTACAAAAAAACATAAACGAAAAGAAATTATTCAAGAAAATAATAGCATTAATGATAAATTAAATAAAAGTGCTGAAGATATGATTAATGAAATCGATAACTTATTAAAATCAACAGAAAGTATTAATAAAATACATAAAGTTGATGAAATACAAGATATTGATATCGAAGATATTGAAAATATTGACTTAGAGGAATAATTTAAGTTTTTATCAAAATATCATGAAAAATAAACATTTGTAGTTAATAATAGTATTT